AGATCCATGTCTGATACCATAACATATATAAAGGATAGGGGCAAAAAAAGCCCCGCATTGCGCGGGGCTCGGGTTTAATGTTGTTCACTTTGGGAGAAAACTACAAACCCTAATTACTTTTAGGAGTAATCGCATGGTTCCATCAAACCACGCACTATTCATAATACCCGACAGGTTTCACCACTTCAAGAACTTCTATCGTTGCTTCATCTGCCGGTACAACCGAAAGATCGCTTTGTAAAGCAACCGGTTTGTTTAACCGGTCGGCAGTCTGGTGCGCGGCTTGTATGGCGATCTTCACGTCTTCCGACGCTAATCCAAACCACCATTTGCCAGTTCTTTGATCAAACGATCCAGAAACCATCGGGCTTTCCTTAAATCCTCTATCGGAGCGTTTTTATGCTCGTACCGCCAAAGGTATTTCATTGAAGACGCTTTGAGGTACGCCTGAAACCCCTCCGAGGTCAAGCTGGCTTTAATCGCGTCAATGCACTCAATCCCACCTTGATTATAGTGGGCAGGACAATTAACGTTATCTGACTTCTCGGGCATCTTTTTCTCTATCCGCTTCTATTTTGGATTTGAGGAATTCATGCCATACGTGCAGTTTGTCAAAATCAGCGCGGTCAACGTTGCCCTTTTCATAGCTGTCTTCCAGCTTTTTCAAAGCTTTGCTGAATTCGTTCTGCATTGTTGTAAATTGACTCATATTGAAAAGCTTTTTGACGTAAGGTCTACGCCGTTCTCCTTCTTAAATGAATCCACTTGTTCGGCAATATACTCCTGATCTCGGTTGGAAAGATTTTCTTGTTTCCAGCCTTCATGTATATACCGAAGTTGTCCACTAATTGTACGCCCTTCTACCCGCGCAATCACCACCAACTCCTCATAAACATCGCGAGGAAGTAGCACAGATTTCCATTTGGTCGTGTCCATTACACGTCTCCTACGTTAGGTATGGGAAAGTATACGCAGGGTCGTAGCATCAATCAACCTTCGGAAAAACCACGGAATGTCGATCTTCATATAGCTCGGTCATGTCCGCGATGACATCTTGAATTACGTCAAGTTCACAAACATCTTCTAAAAGACAATACCAACGCTCATTCAGCACAACAAAGCCTTCCCCGTTATGCAGGTCGTAATAAATGTGGCCCACCTTGGCCGCAGTCTTTACCGCGTCACTCATGATTGTTCCTCACATTCGCCCCAGCTAGGGCCAATCTCAACATCACACTTGTTTGGAACCTGTAGCGGTACAGCCTGTTCCATAATCTCAGCCAACTCTTTAGCTTGCTCAGGCCCGGTAACCGAAAAAGCCAGTTCATCGTGAACTTGGAGCATGGGAGTGAAACCGGCCTCACACACGTTGACCATTGCTTGCTTAGTCATGTCTGCCGCAGAGGCTTGAATCAACCGGTTCAGGGCCTTGTAAGTGTACGCCCGCCGAAGTCTGGTCGTTGGTCCGTGGGTCGCGAGTGCTTCATCGCGGGGCATGGCTTTGTGCATTTCAAACGTGTCGGGTTCCCAAAGATCGAACCGGCATTTACGGCCCCGAAGAGATCGTAAGCTGCCCGAGGATCGTGGGTCTTCTAGCTTACGCTGTACGCCCTTCATTAGTCCCCGGACAAAAGGAACGCGCTTGTGGTATTGCTGGGTCAGGGCTTTGGCTTCATCTACGCTAAGGTCCAGTTGCTCAGATAGTTTGTTGACGCCCATGCCATACATCATGCCGAGGTTGATGACCTTGGCTTGTTTGCGTGGAATCCCTGCCATCTCGCTAACCATGCTATGGAAGTCCATGTTGGGATCGTTACGATAGCCGTCAACAAAACTTTCTACGCCTTCCATGGGCATGTTTTTGTAGTCTCCGTAGTTCTTGGCAAAGTGGACCAAGATCCGTGGTTCCTGCTGAGAGAAGTCTATAGCCGCCCACTGCTGCCCTTCTTCCGGTAAGAATAGCGAGCGTATCATAGGCCCCAGCACAGGGTCGCGGGCCGGGATCTGTTGTAGGTTGGGGGAGTTCATGGAGATACGGCCAGACACGGTGCCGCCGTCATCGGAGCGCAACTGGTTAATGTGGCTGTGGATGCGCCCGTTGTGGACATACTTCAATATGCCGTCGATAAAAGAGCCGCTGGTCTTGTTGAGGTTTCGTGCTTCTACGATTAGTTTTGGCAGTTCATGGCCGTGTTCTGCCAAGAAGCTTTTGGTAAAGCTGGGCGCACCTTTTTCGGTTTGTGGGTAACCCAGCCCTAAACCATCAAACGCTTTAGCTATAGACTGTGCGGCCCATATCTCTACGTTTTGCCCGGTCATACTCTTTATCTGCTTGAGAACTTCTTTTTCTCGCTTGAGGATGATCTGCTTTGTTTTTTCAGCCCGATCCAAGTCTACGCGGATACCCCGCATCGTCATGTCTACCAGATTAGGTAACAAGGCAATTTCTAACCGCCAAACGTCCCACAATTCCTCACGGTTCAACAACGTCTTAAAGTGTCCCCAAAGCTCCAGCGTAATCTCTGCGTCAGTCTCAGCATATGGCCCGACATACATGGCGGGCAACTTCCACATTTCGCCTTTCGGGTCTACGCCAAATTCTTTTGCGGCCTCAACCAAGGTCTTTTCGGATTTTGTTTTGCCCAGATGGTCGTAACAGAGCGCGTTGAGGCTGTAACTAAACCGATTTTCATCGATTAAGCTGGCCGTAATCATGGTGTCAATCACCCGGCCTTTTACCTCAAACCCCATGGCGCGTATCCAGCCAAGGTCGTATTGGGCGTTGTGCATGATCTTATCAGCAGGGCATTCAAAGACTTTTTTGAGCCATTTGCTCACAATGCGCTTGTCAAGATTACCCCCGCCAGCATGGCCAACGGGGATGTAACATTTCCAACCCGGCACTGCGATGGCGTAGCCCACCACTTCGCCGTCACCCGTAGGCCAACCCGGTCCTTTTTCTTTCAAATGAGGGTCGCGAGTCTCTACGTCGATGGCGATTTCTTCACAGTCAAAAATGTCTGGAAGCTCCATTGGGGGAACCCAATCGCTTTTTGGCGGGAACATGGCCATTTGCAGTTTGCCGGTCGTCATTAGGCTACCTTACGTTCGCGCAAAATTGCTTTATGAAAGTAATTACAGGCTTGGCACCACCATCCTACTCGGATGTTTTGTTCGGCATGAATAATTTCCTGCGCCTGTTTATCGCAGTTTGGACAAGGTATTTGACTCATTTCTGTTTCCTCTTTCATAAAGCGTAAGCCCTTAAATAGTCTTCTGGTTCTAGGATATAGAGGTTTTGAAGCGTCCGCGTTACCCCCACGTAAAACACGCGGTGAAGATCATCCCCATGTGCGTCCATTGCTGCCGCCGTCAAATCTGGAAGAATTACAACGTTTTCGGCTTCACCACCCTTTGTGCCGTGGATCGTGGACAATCTGATGCGGGGCTTGGCGTTAAACTTCTCGCCTCGCCGGAGAAGGGCCGTAATGTACGCCCGATCCCCATCGGGTATTTTATCCATAGCCTCGTGCCAGATCATCTCATCCGTTGCCAATAGACCAAAATGTTCTTGTAAATCGCCCAATTCAAACATTTCGTTATCGTCAGCGTTGATGGTTTTGTGCCCGCGTTTTATGCGAGCGCCGTTCCCAGACATATAGGAATAGATGGCTTGCGCGGTGCCCGTGGTTACTGCCCGTCCTTTACGTAAGCTTTCCCAGCCGTTAATCGCGAGAGACATTTTTTGAGGAATTGAACGACCGCCGTTTTGACGCTCAAACAAATACCCGCCGTTCTTTAATTCCTGCTCTATTGGATAAAGCATGTACCGAGCTTGTGCCATAACAAGCCACTGGCCTTGCGTCATATCAATTGACCGTATATCCGGCACACGTAATATCTGACCCTTTTCTTGTCTTGGGCGATAAACTTTTGGAAAACGATTTTGGATGCGGGATGCGATTTTTTCTGCCAAGGAATGGATTGCAGCGGGGACGCGATAACTCTGCTCCAACACCTCGGCACCGCCGGGGAGGTTGATGAAGTGGTCTACGTCTGCCCCAGCCCACCGGTAAATCGCCTGATCATCGTCCCCCGCCACAAACATCCGCTCTGACTTCTGGTCTAACTTGTGAGCTATGTCCCATTGCAATGGAGACAAGTCTTGTGCCTCATCTAAGAAACATATTTTTAAGGTTGGCATGACTATTTCTGCCTGCTCCACGAACTGTAGCAACATGTCCGTAAAGTCAATCAGGCCAAACGCTTTCTTATAATTTTCATAAGAATCCGCAACATACTTCACTTCTAACCAAGTAAAGTTAATGTCGCTGTGGTTATACTCCCGGCGAAGATCCGTCTTCTTTGTTTTGGACAAATTAATTAGTTGCAAGATTGGATGATCTGTCGCTTTAAACGACACATCTTCGTCATCACTTATAGAGCTATGTAAAGTGAAGCCTATCGCTTGCGATAAGTCTTTGTAGTTCTGCGGCCCCATCATCTGGCTTTCTTTTACGCCCATTAGTCGATAAGCCAACGAGTGAATGGTGCGAAAATACGGCAGGTCTTTGTCTGGATCTAAATCAAACCGTTGTGCGGCACGTTCTCGTGCTTCGTTGGCCGCTTTTTTAGTGAATGCAAAAAACCCCACTTGTGATGGGGTTATTCCACGCTCTAGTGACTTTTCCACCATGTTTAACAAAGTGGTCGTCTTTCCTGTACCGGGCGGCCCAAAGATACGAAACATTAGAACGGGTCCGTGGTCCGTGTTTCAAACGCTTTGGACTCTAACTGGTCGTGAGGGATGTCTTGCACAGGTATCTTCCAAACCCGAATGGCTTTCCCCTTTATTTTTATTTGAACGGCCTCACCGTTAATATCGCGCAACCGTTGTGCCACCTTGTGTGTCTTGAATTCACTAAACCGATTCTTCCGTAGGAACCCCTCAAAATCTTTAAGGCGGAAATGCACAGCGTTCGTTTCTTCATCTACCCATGGACGACGCAACAGTATTTCTTCTCGGTCTTCCGCTTTTTGGGTGGACGTACAAAACTCATCAAGATACTCGTAAAACTGCCCGTTAATGCTGGCGTCTTCGGACACCTCCATTATGGACCCATCCGTTTCCGCCATTTCCTTCATCAACTGATTGATCCGAGCTTCCCACCCGCGCCGAGGCATTGTCTGCGGCATGAAGTTAAGCTGCTCTATGCAGGCTTTTTGAAACACTGTTTGGTTTTGAAGTGCATCAGTGTCCAGTTCTAACGGAACGCCGTTCACGTCCAAAAACCACACGGGCGGAATAGAGTTGTACTTCCGCAGATTAGCCACGGCCATG